AATCATCTGTATCACTAACAACTAAAACACTAAATGCTACATATTTATTACTATCAACAAATTTTCTTTTCCAGATTGCTCCGTTTTTATATAAAGCAATACCATTTGTATTACCACTATTTGTTCTTATAGACATATTAAACTCATAATAACCTGCGACTGTTGGAGTAAATCTGTAATTACTAACATCATATTTAGAATCTGTGTCCCAATCTTCTGTAGCACAAGCCATTTTAGTAAAAGTAGCACCTGATACGGACTGAGCTGTTGATATCCTTGCACTAAAACTTGGTCTGCTTGTTAGCAAATCTGTGTTGTCTGTTCTTGTACCATGTACTATAATTGCCATCTTAACTCTCCAATGCTGTAATTCTAGCTTCTAATTCTTGTATTGTTTTGACTAATAAAGGAACAAGTTTGCTTTGGTCAATACCTTGATATTCTGGTACTGTTTCTGTACCTGTTTTTACACCATCGCTGTCAAATACATCTTGTACTTTTGTAGCATCTTTTTCACCTATTATTGATTCAGGTACTATGCTTGAAACTTCATGTGCTATAAATCCGTCTAATGCTGTGTTTGTATCATCTGCTATCCAATTAAATCTGCATGGTTTTAATTGTTTCAGTCTCGTTGTTGCATCAAATGTATAATCCACATTTTCTTTTAGTCTATAATCAGATGAAGTGCTATATGTGGTTGATGATCCATTTACTGTAACTGCTCCTGCACTTGTTGAATCACTCGAATAAAATCTTATAGCATCATTATTTGCATGTGTTCTTATTTCCATACCATTTTGGTTAGTTGAATCTGATTTTATACATACAAAAGAGTTATTCCTTTCAACTGTAGTTCCAATTTGCAATTGTCCAACACTATTTATTCTCATACGTTCTGAGCTGTTAGTATTAAATTGCACAAAATTTGAACCATGGTCATAACTTAATCCACCAACATTTCTTGTTGTATCACTAAACATAATTTCTGATTTGCTTGAAGTATTTGCTACTAATTGAATAGCTGAGTTCCCATTATTCTCTACAATTAATTGGTCTGTTCCTGCATCAGGTGTAAAAGCAACACCTGTTCCTATATGTAATTTTGTTAAAGGAGCAGTTTCTCCAATACCTACTTTGCCATCACTTGCCATGTGTACTTTTGTTGAGCCGTTAGCTTGTAGGTCTATTTCCCCACTTGTATCTGATACAAACTTTAATCCGTCTGATGTATCTGCATTAATCTTAACTGTCATTATAGTATTACTAACCTCTCTCCTGATGGGATTGTTACTGTAACCCCTGTATTAATCGTTAATGGTCCAACGCACATAGCAGATTTGTTGCTTGATAGTGTGTAGTTTGTTGTAACGACTCTTTCGTTTTCAACGAACACTTCGTCTCCACCTGCTCCAGTAGCTCCTGCTGCTGCAGCTGCTGCCCATTTTAATCCTGTTGCCTCACTACTATCAGCTGTCAATACATGTGTGTTTGTACCAACTGAAAGTGTTGATGGGTTGCCTGATCCATCACCTGCTAATAATTTGCCTTTGGTAGACATATCAACAGCTGTAACTGCTCCTGTGCCGTTACCAATCAAAGCTCCATTTGCTGTTAAACTTGTAGCTCCAGTACCACCACTTCCTACTGCAAGAGTAGATGATAGACCTGCTGCATTACCTGTACACGAGCCTGAACTTCCTGAAGTATTCCCAGTAACATTACCAGTAATATTTCCCTCAAATGTAGCAACTAATGTGCCTGTAGCATAACCTGTACCGCTTGTGTTTACTGTTGTGGTTGGCTCTACTTGTAAATCTTTGAATAGTTTATATTTGCCTGAATCATTAGCATCTCTAAATAATCCTGAATATAAATCTTGTGAACCTGATGTATCGTATAGACCATAAAAACCTATATCAAGACTATCAGCAGCACTATTGTTTTTTGCTAATTTAATTAATGGGTCTTCAACTTCAAGGTTTGTTGTGTCTACACTTGTTGTTGTGCCGTTTACTGTTAGATTTCCTGCAATAGTTACATCGTCAGGTAATCCGATTGTTGCAGTCGCACCCTCACTTCCTGATCCTGATACGCTAATTTCATTGGTTGTGCCACTTACAGCAGCAATATAATTACCAGTTGTGTCTGTGCTAAGTGCTACGCTGTTTGCTGCAATCGTTGTCGATAGACTTATATTACCAGTTCCGTCAAATGATACGCCTGAAGCTGTAACATCACCTGCAAGAGAAATTTCTCTGCCAGTAGCTAAAGCTGTTGCAGTTGCTGCGTTTCCTGTTGTACTTCCTGATGAGCCACTCGTATTTCCTGTAACATTTCCTGTCAAGTTTCCAACAAAGCTAGTAGCTGTTAAAGCACCTGTACCTGAGTTGAAAGCAAGATTACTTCCTGATTTAGGAGGTAAGTTGCCAGTCGCTGCTGTAACAAACAACGGAAAGCATGTAGTATCTGTTGATTCATCTGCTACTGTAACATTTGTAGAGGTAGTCGCTGTTGCACTATTTCCAGTACAGCTACCTGCCGAACCTGAAGTATTTCCTGTAACATTTCCTGTAAGGTTTCCTGTAAATGCTGTAGCCGTTAAAGTTCCTGATACTGTAGCACCTGCACTTGTTGTTACAAGTTTTTCAGTATTGTCATGCCTTAATGAAACTGCTCCATTTTGAGTAAAGGTTGCCATCGTTTCATTTGCTGCTGCATTTTCTATTGAAACAATTGAAGAAAGTATAGCTAAACCACCAGTTCCTGTTTCTGCTATAACAGAATTACTACCATCGTGATAAATACTTAAATCAGGTCCTGCTCCAAATACTGCTTTTGCATTATCTGCAAATTCTAAAGAGTTATCTGATTTATCCCAAAGAACATTATAGGCAGCGCCTGTAAAAGTTACATCATTACTTAATGTGCTAGTTCCAGTAATTCCAAGAGTTCCACCTACTGTTGCATTATTTGTAACTGCTAGGGTATCTGCTGTTAAGTTTGCAACAGATATTGTAGGCATGTTTGCTGCTACATTTGCGAGTGTTACAGCAAGTGTAGTTCCATCTTGTACTATAGGAAATAATGCACTACTCGATGGGGTAGTGGTCGTGGTCAGTTCTGATATTTTTTTAGTTGCCATCTATTGTATCGTCCAGGTTGTTGTTGCAGGTGGTGTAACATCTTGCCAATCGTCAGCATCTATTCCACTTGCGTCATCTAATCTAATTAATTCGCCATTTTCTGTTGCTAAAACAAAAAGGTTATCCTCTGTTTCTATATATCCTGCTGCCGTTTCTTCAACTACTGTCCAGGTAGTCATTAATATAATCCGTAATCAATTCTTGTTACAGGCGTTGTTCCTGAGTGTCTGTCTCTTTCATTTGATGTAATTATGTCTTGTTTTGCTCTGTCATAATATCCTGACCAAACCTGTATTCTCTTGTCATTTTGTAAATAAGGTTCTGCTTCTACTAATGCTCCATATAAATAAACATCTGGATGATGTGTAAGCATGTCATTAGTTGTGTTTGTGTCTGATAAAGCTGTAAAATGTTTGTAATAAGATACTTCTATTTGATACACGCCATCAGGTGTAGGTCTTATTTCTATATTGTTGCCTTTGATTGTGTATGCTTTAGGTTTACCTTTTGAGCTTCCTGCGTTTAATCTGTCCATTATTTCAGGTGTAAGATAGTCTAAAGGCGTTTTAGGATCTGTGTTTAGCTTGATATTGCGCATAGCAACATAATCATCAGGTAATGTATAAAACTCAGAGCCATCTATTGTGTTGGTGGTAACTCTCGTTTCCATTCTTCTTATTTTAAAATCTCTTTTATGCCTTGTTTCTGCAAGTGCAATAAAATCAGGAATAACATCAGTAAGGTCAGACCTGTCTAACCAACTAGCTATTGCTGTTTTGAGTCCTGCATAATTAGATATTGCCATTATTTTTTATTACCTTTTCCCATTTTTTTAGTCATTAGTTTTTTTTCGATGTAATCCTGTAATTCTTTTTCTTTTATTTTTCTATATTGACCAGGAGTCATGTTATCGAAGTCTTTTAGTTTTTTGCCTTTAACAAAGTCTTCTACAGTTGTGTCCTTGCCTGATTTAAATTTTTTTAACTTTTTTAAGGCTTTTATTGTTGAACCTATAATAATGGGTATTGCCATTATATTACTCTTGATGTTGTTTTAAGATATCTGTAATCAGGACTGTTTAATAATTTTCTAACTGCTTCTTTGTGGTTTTTGTCGTATAAATTTACGCCAAACTTTTCTTTCCATTCATAATAAATTGTAACAGGAATCCTAGCAGATAAGCGAAATTCATCTCTTATACTGTGATCCTCCTGTTGCAATCTTTTGTTGCTATCGAGTAATTTAGTTAAATCAGGCGACCTGTGATTGATTGCCCATTCACCTGAATGTTCTGAAAATAAAAATGTTTGACCATCTCCCAACTTTCTTTTCATTCACTAAGTTCCTCAATATATACTTTGGTGAACCTGAAGCTGCAATACAAGACATCTTATCTGCATTGTCTACTTTAAATGTTTTAGGTTCATTTGCTACCAATCTTATACCTGTGGTTACTGCTGATGTAGTAGCTTTTCCAAAATCAACAAATACTTCGGTTGCGTTAGAGGTAACTCTTACATAAGTTACCCCATCACTAAAAGCATCTGTTCTGTTTGTTCCTGTTTGAG